GTACGAAATTTAAATTTCAAGACACGTCCATGGATTATGATAGCTGCGTTAAACGTGTCTCCATCATATACACTCGTAATCCTCGCGTACCCCTTGAATTTATTTAAACTGAAAACTGGTATAGAATCATCTGTCTGAGACAAAATACGTTTGCTAAAACAACAAAGCATATATAAAAGTCTGTACTAGTCTTTAATCTCATTATACTCTTTCTCTGTTGTATCATACACTGCCTCACTATCGGCAATCATCATATCTCTAATGATTTCATATAAAACCGTCGAAATTGCAAACTTGTATGCGAGAAATCCTACAAATGTAGCGCCATAGTCAAAGTCAAATGCGAAAGGTGCATTATTCCACGATACCTCAAAGGCTGCGGTACTCAAAGGAGCGATAAATTCTTTTTGAAATGACGACTTTTCGAGATTGTCCACACGATCCGAAAGTAGTGAGATGTACGCATATGAAGCTGCAGCTCCAAGTGTGGCTGATACACCCTGTTCAGCACCTTGTGTGATAAAATGAGTTGCGGCTAGAGCTGTGCCATATGCGGCGGTAGACCGTTTCAGTGTGCTCTTGAGACGCTTATATTCTGGAACTGGTTTGATAGACGCGTAAGTGAGGGACATACTTCATTAAATATATTTAAAATCTTTATCTGAGTAATATTAAGATGCCTTGTCAACGTTGCAAAAAGAAGTGTGGAGTTCCTATTGATTGTAAGTATTGTCCAGGTAGTTTTTGTCCAAGTTGTATCAACATGACTAAACATGAGTGCCAAGGTGCAGACGTGAAAAAAATAGAACAACGTAAGGAACTTGGTGAGAAGATTGCATTTGAACCACCTCCCAAATGTGTGAAAATATGATAATTAAATATTTTTAATATATATAATGTTTCTATTCATATTATTATTGTGTTGTTTTTCCTCTTCAGTTGGGGTATTATTACTTTACAACACCGAGCCAAAATTTAAATTATTGGTCGATGTAAATCTATTTGGTTCAAAGGGGATTTGGGAACCACTCACTCCGGGACAAGTGAAAAAAAGGCAAGATCTTCAAGTAATTGATATGTCGGTGTGTGATGATAAATATGGTAAAGAGTATGAGTATTCGATACCGAATTTAAGTGTAGGTGGAGATACCCAAGAGGAAGCGCGGGAAAATGGTTCAAAGAGAGTTTGTGCTTATGCTGCGAACACGTCATATGGAATTTTAAAACGAGATATCTGTAGAGATCGTGCGCGCGAACTCACGTTGAGTAATTGGGGAAGTGTCAATAACATAGAACCATATGTCGATGGTATAAAAGAAACGTGTATTTCTGTTCTTCCAAATGAGAATTATGCTTAAAGATTTATATTCATACATGAATAGAATGGGAGCCAGGTATTTTTGCTGAGATGCCCGAGTGGTCTAAGGGGGACGTCTTAAGAACGTCTGGCGCAAGCCTCACGGGTTCGAACCCCGTTCTCAGCATTTAGCACTCATAGCTCAGGGGTAGAGCGTAAGTTTAGTAAGCTTAAGGTCAAGGGTTCAAATCCCTTTGAGTGCAATTAAAACATGTGTTTATATAAACGATGATATGGATGTTGGTCATTTTGGGTATATGTGTTATTGTATATACTGTACCATTTTGCTGTTTACAATTGGTATATAAAGAGAAAAACAGGCGGGGTGAATCGCCTCGTGGTTCGTCATATAACTTAAGGACAACATGCTAATAAGATGTATATGTCCCTCGGGATCAAGAAGTTGTGTTTTGATGCTACTATTCCAACTCGCGGTTCTGATCGTTCTGTTGGATACGATCTATACAGCGTTGCTGATACTATTGTACCATGTCAGGCAGGTAACGCTCTTGTTGCGACTGGACTAGCTATTACTTTACCTCCTGGATGCTATGGACGTGTGGCACCTCGTTCGGGTCTAGCCGTAAAGCATTGTATTCAGGTTGGAGCGGGAGTCATCGATCCTGATTATACTGGAGAAGTCAAAGTCGTTCTCTTCAATCATGGAGACAAAGACTTTGAGGTGAAAAAGGGAGACCGCATCGCTCAGCTCGTTCTAGAGCGTTGCGAGACCCCACCCATCGAGGAAATTAATATCGTTGAAGATACTGAGAGGGGTTCTGATGGATTTGGTTCTACAGGGATTTAGGAAACCATAAATCTTCGGGTTGGGGCATGAATAACATACCCTTTTGCATAGTCATGAATAATTTGGCTTTGTTGATATCGGGGTACGACCAAAGCATCCATCGTTCCCAATATTCAGCCCTGAAGAAGTCTTCCCAATCTTCTTGTTCACTTTCATCGACCATGAGCATACCTCTATGTATTTCATACTGATTTGTTTCGATACGTAACTTCTTAGGAATGATAGCACCCTTCCTAATAAGATGCGCTCTCATAAGACGGGGATTTCCGTGATCTGTGTAATCATGAAACCCTTTTTGTCCGAAATCAACCGCTCTTCTACTGGGAAGAATAACACGATATTTGTGTGTTACTGATGGACTGGGTTTAAGAACGACGTGCATAATGTTTATATCTGGGAAAACATATTTGATTATGTTTCGCGTTTAACTTCGACATGTTCCATTTCGAAGCAGCACTGTGCACAACCATCGTATGTTCTGTGACATGCTTTACAATAATAAAGGATAGGACCATCCATAGTATATATGGCACTTGGAAAAAAAGAAGATGTGTCCACTCGTCTCTCTCCTGATGAGCTTGCTAAGCGTTCAATGGATGTCCGTATTGCTGTAACAAACGAAGCACTTAAGGGTGAAAAGGTGAGATATAAGTCTAATTGTAACTCGGAAAAGTTCAAGAAATTTCTTGAGTACCGACTTACAATTTGGGATGAACTAAAGAACAAGACGTTTCATGGAAAGCGAATGTATGAAAAAACTAGAAATTTAATCGATAACTGGAATTAATTACCGAATGCGACACCAGCCATACCATTCTTGATACGAAGAATGTTATAGTTGACCGCGTAGACACGATGAAGACTGTTACCACCAGTGGGACTGTTGAGTACAAGCTTCGCGTTATCGATGCGAGAGAAGTTGAGAGAGCCTGTAGGCTGCATCTTGCTCATGGTGAGACAGAAAGGCCACGAGTATGTGGGAAGATCATTGATGATACTATCGGGGAGATCTGTGCAGTGCATTTCGGGAACAACATCGTGGTGGTACACGTTCGAGGTGTTCTCAAAGAGTGGAGTACCGTTAATGTAGAGAGAGGAAGTGCTGAAGTTGTACTCATCGGCCCAGTTGCTACCGGAGGACTCACCGGAAACCACGTGGATCGATTTCACGGGGTGGTTGAAATAGCTTAGATCAATGTCGGTGTCGGTGTTCGATGTGAGTTGATACTGAGTTTGGGTGATGAGAAGTTCATGTTCAGTGTCGGTGAAGTACTTACGTTCATCAGTGTCAAGGTAGATGTAGTTACCATAGACCTTGGGAGTGCTCCCAGGGGTGAAGTTATCCCTGCACTTGACACGAATCTCAACATCGTGATACTGGAGTGCTACGAGAGGAAGAGCCTTAGTCCAGTCCTCACCAAAAAAGAAGGGAATCATGTAATGGTTGCCAGTGTTGTTTTCCTTGCGGGTGTTAGTAGTCACCGCGAAAGAAGCCTTAGCCGCCGAATCGCGCATGAGTGGGTTGTGAACACCTTGAATATAGAGGGAATCGAGTTCGGACACCTTCTGACCACCAATCCAGAGAGCGAATTCGGTGGTGTTGGCAGCGGCGTTGGAGAAAAAGCCAGTAGAGTTTTGCTGAACCCCGGCGATACCATCAGCCTCGATCCAGATATAGCTCATGAGGTCACCCTTGGAGCGGATGGGAATTGTAACCTCGTTAGAAGCACCAAAAGTGCCGATGTAATCCATGCGCTCAGGCTTCATGGCGAAGTTGGTGTAGCGCTTATAGTTCTGACGAAAGAAGCTGACCTGGGGGTCACCCGTGATGTACACATCCTGGGCACCCACCGACACGAGCTCAATTAAAGCAGCAGACATTTATTAATAAATGATATTAAAATTTTCGCTCAATATAAACATATGGTGGTGTTCCAAGCTTTGACTTGGGAAGCTCGAGATGAGGATGACGAACATTTGATTAGTATACTAGGAAAAACGGAAGATGGTAAGTCTGTGTGTGTCACGACAGTTTTTGAACCTTATTTTTTTGTAAAGTTGCCGAGGGGTACCACTGATCAGGATGTTCGTATACTTTATAACGACTTGAATAAGCTTCGTCCAGATCATGTGACGAGTTATAGTATTACAAGGAAGAAGGATGTTTGGGGTTTTCAAAATAATGAGATGTTTGCCTTCATGCGTCTTAATTTCAAAAACCTTGCTGATCGCAGAAAGGTGAATTCTATCTTTGGGTACAATAGAGATTTCCAAAAGTATCATGTATATGAAGCGAATCTCGACCCCGTCCTGAGGTTAATGCATCGTACAGGTATTCAGTCAACTGGGTGGCTTGATACTGGAAGTGAATGCGTCCGTTCTCATCTCGCAAAGGTTGACATCGATTTGTGGTGTAACGACTGGAAGACACTGAAACCTGTGTCTAGGGATGATATTGCTCCATTTGTCGTAGCTTCTATTGATATCGAGTGTAATAGTTCGACTGGTAAG